TTACATGAGTATTTCAATGGAATGTAATTGAAGCGATTAAGTGATTCTAATCGCTTCACGATTATTATTAGTAACCTCTAAACTTCCACTATAGTATGCCTAACACTCACCTAGAACACGCAGAAGACACCATCTTAACTGGTGATCTTTCTATCTTTGATGCACTCTACAGCAATGCGTTTCACATTAGTTTGAAGATGGATGGTGCTCCTGCTGTTGTATGGGGAACTAATCCTGCTAATGGTAAGTTTTTTGTTTGTACTAAAGCAGCATTCAACAAGAAAAAGATTCGACTATGTTATACAACAGAGGACATCTTTACACACTTTGGACATCAAGATGATGTAGCAGATATATTGTATCTTATGTTGAAATATATGCCTCGTGTTGATGGTGTATATCAGGGTGATTTCCTTGGGTTTGGTAGAACAGAAGTATTTTCAAATAACACACTAACATATATCTTCGGAGAGAAGATCTATCAGAAACTTGTCATCGCACCACATACAAAGTATTATATTGATGGTGAACTATATGATGCTGCACCGCTTCCAATTCGTACAAACTTCGATGATACTCCACATGTTAAGTTTGTGATGCCAATTGTTGATCGTATAGCATCACAGATTGAACCGCCTATCATCAACACAGACACAGTAAAGTTTCTATCACCTAAGCAAGCAAATCGTGCGAAGCAAGCAATCAATCAGTTGATCAAGTCTGGTGTTGAGTTAGATGATGGAGTTCTCACAACTATCCTACGTTGTCCACATCTCACAAATTTATATCAGTGGGTGATTGAACTGAAAGAGGACGTGATTGATAGTATGATTGTATACTCTGACTTTGATACATTTCTTCCTGATGGTACACAAACTGTAGGAGAGGGTTTTGTATATTGGAGTGAGGAAGGTGCGATCAAGTTGGTGAACCGTACTGTCTTCAGTTATGTAAACTTCACAGAGGGCAAGTTCAATAGGTAATAAAGTTAGTAACCTCTAAAGATCCTCTATAGTGTAAGCACTTCTCAAACCACATGCAACTCTCAAACTCTGTCTGTATCGTCGATTTCTTTCCTGAGGCATTCATCGCTGAAGCAGATGAAGTTAAAGGCATAAAAGTTGTGGTCAAACGATTCATCAAGCGCGTACACTTCATCGACGCTAACAAAGGTTCTTACAGTGTAATCAGTGCTATTAACTTCAAGCATGAGGTTGCTGAACGTATTGCTGGAGGTGCTGAGGTAACTAACTACAACACCGACAAGATGCCACGCTCTGAGTATGCTCCCATGGCATGTGTGGGGTGACTTATGTCACTGATCAAAACCTATCTTCACAATCTTCAAATGAACAATCAACTCGAAATGCTATCACAAAGAGAACAACTAATGGAGGACATTGATGCTATTATAACATCACAATATTTGAATGATAAAATTGATGAAGATGATATGGAAGATTTAATTCGTATGCTATGTGATGCAGTCTGCAAAAACTTCCCCACTAAGTAACATCATGCTCAAAGGACAAGTTCTCAAAGTCGTTGGACAAACTGCGACTGGCGTTGACCACAACCTAACACGAATACAGAAATTTGAAGTATTTTGTCAGGTATGTGATGGATTACTTAAGGATGGAAGAATCAGTGTTGCCAAACATCGGGCATGGACAAATATATTTTAATTATTGTTAGTAACCTCTAAAGTTCCCCTATTGTATGAACACAACTACAACCAACAACAAAATGCTTCTCAACGATTCTGATTTCGTAAATGCTCTTCGAGGGTTACAATCCTTTGTATTAGATACAGGTGCTGACATTGATATGGCGTATGATTGGGTTTCTGATCAAGCAGGAATCAAGTCATTCTGTCATGATCCTGCTGCCTTTAGTTGCTTCTATGATGTATTCATGGAGGCATCAAACTGAATATCAAAGAACAACTTACTAATCTCACTATTCGTAAATCAATGACTACAGTCGAAATCAACAAATCAATCATGGAGTTAAACTTCAGAAAAGAGAAACTCAACAATGAAGTTGAGGACATTCAAGCACAGATTAATTTTCTTGTTTGTATGCGAGAGAATGAAAAGATGAACGATGATGAACGTTCAGGACAGTCACTATTCGATCAAATGTTTGGAGGTTAATGAGATGATTGTATTAACTTGTGATGATCATGGTTGTGCCTATTCAATTGATAGTGAGGGCACATTATATTATACTCCACAATATAATGATGGAAGTATTAATGTAGAAGATTGGAGTGAAGTTGATCATATGGCATTGTTAGGGGAGGAGGAAGAAGTTCAAGCATTAATTGAGGAAATTCATGAACAATTGATTGTGATTAGTAAATCAATAGGGGAGTATTATAAGGCATGAAGAAGTTACAAATCACGAAACATTTACAATCCGAAGGTTATCATCTAATACGACAGAAGACACATAGGGTATATTATAATGCAGAACTTAATGAAAGGATAGTTACATCCAAGACACCATCTGATCGTTGTTATTATAAGAGCATTATACAGCAGATAGAAAGAATCAAGAGAAAGCATTATTGTTAGTAACCTCTAAAGTTCTTCTATAGTATAGACACCACTTCAACCAATCATGAGAACCATCACCAAAGTACAAGCACTAGATCAGTTCCGATACAATTGGAAAGCATCAACCATGGGCACCAGTACAGCAACAAATAGGATCGCAAAACGTGAAGCATGGGGTATCTTTACTGATGAACTTTGTAAGGAAGGTTACATCACTATGAAGAAATATGAGTCATGGTCTAACCCTTTCTGAATCAAAATGTATTATACACTATCACAACTCAAGACAAGAATCAATAGTTTGATTGATTCACAAGGTGATGATTCTACTTGTGCCGCATTCATCTTTACAAAGGAAGATGTAGTACAATATGATGATGAAGGAGATGAGATTGATTTATCATCAGACAAGTTTCTGGTTGATAACATTCTATCAGAACTAGGTGATAATGATACCATCTATTCTATGATTGGAGATATACTTGATGATTGTATAAAGGACGGTATTAAAGTTAGTAACCTCTAAAGTTCCTCTATAGTATAGGGTTCGGTCTTCTCTCTCTCACTTCTCTTCAAACGAATTGCTTCTGAGAATTGTTTCACTGAACCACCTCACCAATCAATCAATTCTAATCATGCGTAAAATCGAATCTCAAATGTGTCAAGCAATCCAGTCATCACAGAACTGGTCTAATGCTAATACAACAGTTCACTTTAATGAAGAAACAGGAACCTCAATCGTTCGTCTTCATGGTAACAAAATTGCTGAAGTAACTGATGATACGATGACAATCTTTGATGGTGGTTATCAATCAACTACAACAAAGTCTAGACTTAATGCACTCTGTAATGAGTTTTGTGAGAGAGGAGAAGGAGTCTTTCAAAAGAACTATCAATGGTATGTAAGACTCTTTGTAGGAGCAATCAATGGAGAGATGGTATACAAGAACGAAACATTCACTAACGGATACATCTTCTCATGAGAATTATCTTCATTGCTATCTTCATTATATTAGGTGCTAATCTTCTTATTGATCTGTTAGATAGTAATCTTACAGAAACAATCAATGAAAGGAATGAAGCACTCGAAAGACTACTTAATCCACCCTCAAATACAATCCAATGACTATCACTTACACCGAACAACTTCAAGGACTTAGGCAACGCTATGCTGAGATGATTGTAGACGGGTTAGATATGAATGATTTGATTACTCTTGCTGTGGATAGTATTGTTGAAAACTTAAAAGGTTATGAGATAGATGACATTAAAGAAGAGGTGATTGATCTCTATGATGCACAGACTTGGTTTGACTTGAATCCCTAAGTAACACCCTGAAAACACCCATAAATAACATGTTTTCATTAAAAAAACGTTTATTAATGTTATTTTAAATGTATATGTGTGTTTTGTTTGTTTTCCACAACCCTGTGGATAAGGTGGGGTTATATGTGGTTTAATCACTATAATCTGTGGAGAAACCCCTTACTTAAGTCCCTTAGAACCTGTGATCTTACTATCACTTAAATCCCTTAGAAACCCTCATTCTTACTATCACTTAAGTCCCTTAGAACCTGTGATCTTATTGTTGTCTAAGACCGCAGTATATCACACTTACTCTCAAAAGTCAACAGCGCCAGCAACATTTTTCCCCCACAGGACTGCACTTGACTCAGAGTCACATAGGTGCTACAATATAAGGGAAAGACTGAGAGATAGTAACAGGGTATTAAAGTTAGTAACCTCTAAAGTTCCCCTATAGTGTAGGGACGCAATCACACATGACCATCACCATCACAGACGACCACCGCCGCATCAATGGTATCATGGAAAATGCCTGTGAAAAGTTGATGGAATACTCAGAGTTCCTCCGTTCTAAGAATAAGGTTTCGGGCGTACTTGACGAGTTCCAAGCAACACAAGTTATTTGTGATTCGATGTCTGGGGATATGACTTTAGAAGATCTAGATGTTATGGACGAACCAGATATCTTCTATATGTGCCTTGATGAACTCCGAGCACTATCTAACAACTAACACACAGTCCTAAGTATGACTTAAAACTGCTTACTAACTCACACTATTCTTCTTCATTATGTCTCGCGAACTTCTTCTTGGTATGCTGTCTCAGGGTAACACTGGCGCAGAACTTCTGAGTATCCTCGATGTGATTGCCGATGAGGCACAATCTATCGCTAACTCAGAGGCATCAGAGGGAACACTTAACGCCATTGATTTCTGATACTATGTGAGTCTGTACAGTGCCCTCTTTGTTTGACACATAGGGGGCACATGTGCTATACTTACAGTGTTGTGAATTCGACAGTATTATGGCGAATTTATGATGGCGAAACGCGAAGCGTAGCGTACCCTAAGGTTAATATAAAGGACCCCCCCTTCCTTAAAACGTTCTACTACCCTAACCTACAAAAGTGTGTACCCGTGAGTTCTATATAAAGCGACGATGTAAAAAAAAGTTATGATAAAATTTTCCCCAGAAAAAATTGGGACCAATAAAGTTTTTCACATATATCTAAGGAGTGATTGTGTTATGCATAATTTAACTGAGGATAAATTCAAAGAGAGTTGGGAGATCCTCAATACGATAGTTGGTTTTATGAAGACTGATTATAGTATTGAGGATTTAACATATGAAGCGGTAGAAGAAACCGCCCATGAAGCAGAAGAAAGTTCGTATTGACTTTCTCTACATAATACGTTAAAATACAAATTGAAGTGGAGTGATTTAATTCCGATGGCAAAAGGATTTACAGTAAAGGCAAAGACGCCTGTGAAAGCATCAGAGGAACCCAAAGAGGAATGGGATTATGATGCAATCAAAGCAAGAATGAAAGGTAAGACGATTGTATTCTGTTTACCAGGGAGGGGATGTTCATATACGTTTATGAAGAATTTTGTACAGTTATGTTTTGACTTAGTACAGAATGGGATGAGCATTCAGATTTCACAGGACTATAGTTCTATGGTGAATTTTGCCCGATGTAAGTGTTTAGGTGCGAATGTATTGCGAGGTCCTAGTCAGATTCCATGGGACGGAAAGTTACAGTATGATTATCAGTTATGGATTGATAGTGATATTGTGTTTACCTCAGAGAAATTCTGGCAGTTATGCGATATGGCGATTACTGAAGAGGGCACAGAACGAGAGATTGTATCTGGGTGGTATTCTACAGAGGATGGTCGCACGACATCAGTAGCACACTGGTTAGATGAGGATGACTTCCGA